ACCTATTATTGAGGAATTTTCTGCCTACACTAACCTTGTCGAGCTACCGGAAGAGGTAAGGGGATTACTGCCAATAGAAGCCCAGGAAGTATGGATGCAAGCTTTTAATACCTTAGTTGATGGCAAGGATAGGACGAAATGCGAAGAAAGCGCCTGGACAGCGGTAGAGGGCGCAGGACATACAGTCACGGTAAAGGCGAGTGAGGGAATGGGTAAGTTTCATGGATTAATAGCTTTGGGTGAGGCTATGTTGATGCCTGCACCGTCCGGGATGCAGTACTCTTCGACTTCAATCGTCGAGATTATGCGGACCGGCCAGTGGGAGCATCCGTTATATGGGACCATAACAATTACGGAAGATGATCTTGATGGTTTCATAGCTAATTTCTACGCCAATGTTCGTGGTATTGATATTGCCGTTGACCAGGAACATAAACCGGAAGCCGGGGCAATGGGTTGGTTTAAGAAGCTCTGGAAAATACCGCGGGATCGAAGTATGGATGGCGAAGGTTACAGCCTAATGGCCGAAATACAATGGACCTACCAGGGCGAGCAGCTTATACGTGACGGCGTATACCGTTATTTCAGTCCTGAGTTTACGACTGAATGGAAAGACCCTGAAAGCGGACAGACGTATAAAAACGTTTTATTTGGTGGGGCATTAACCAACCGACCGTTTATCAAAAATATGGACCCTATTTTGTTATCCGAGGGAGTTATGGAAACCCTCGGTTTTGTTTTAAAAGAAACCCAACCCGGGGGCAATAACCGGGATAAAAATAAAGGAGGAACTGCAGACGTGAAACTTTTAGCAGAGCACTACAAAGCCCTCGGGTTAAGTGAAAATGCTACTGAGACAGAGGTTTTGGCCGCGATTGTCGCTGCGGGAAATAAACCAGAACCTGTAAAACAGGATAACACTGAGGTTGTCCAATTGTCTGAGACAGTCAAAACAATGGGAGAGCAGCTTACCACCGCTCAGGCAGAAATTAAGAAGTTGTCTGAGACCAACATCCTACTGGCCGAAGCAGCCAAAGCGGTTAAATGGGAATCTATTAGCCAGAAGGCTTTTAGTGAGGGCAGAATGACCGTAGCCTTGTCTGAGAAATTCAAGCCGCTATTTATGGCAAACCCAGAAGGTATTGGGGCTATTATTGAGGATCTGCCCAAAATTATCCCAAGCGAAAAAGGTCATTCCAACGCTGGTGGAGCTGGCGGAGCAGGTACCTCTAAAATGTCTGAAGCTCAGGCGCAGGTTGCCGGGATGCTGGGATTAAGTGAAGAACAAATACTAAAGGCTACTCCTGAATGGCTTAAGGAGCAGGGAGGTAAAGAATAATGGGGGCATTAACTACAAGTGCAAATAGAAAGAAAAAAGAAGGCGATTTACTCGCTTTGACTGTTAAAAGCGGCAGTGCTGTCTTTAAAGGAGCTGCTGCATGTGTTGGTGCCGATGGATACCTAATTCCCGGAGCAGACACAGCGGGGTTAATCTTCGCTGGTGTAGCCTACGAGAGCGTGACCGGTGACGGTAGTCTGAAATGCCGCGTAGAGCGCAAAGGATTATATTTATTTAATATAGCTGCAGCAACCATCGCCAACATCGGGGACGCTGTTTTCCTTGTCGATGACAATACCGTTGGCCTGGCAGCAACAACTACCAATGACATCTATTGCGGTGTAATAGCCAATTTTGAATCTTCAACTCAGGTATGGGTGGACATCTATCCGGCACTGCTCCAGACTGATGTAGCAACCCACATTGCCGACGCTTCTGGGGCACACTCTGCAAGTGCTCTATCTATTGCTGATACGGGAACGTTTACCTCAGAAACTGACGTCGAAGGTGCCTTGCAGGAGATTTACCAGGATCTGATTTCAGCGCAGAAGGTTATTCCTATTGCGCTTGGGGATTTTACCCTTGAGGACGGCACTGCCATTACAAAATATTCTACCGGTGGTGCAACTCCTGGATTTCAGCAACTTGCCAATAAGGAGGTCGTACTGACCTGGGACGGCAATGGCACCCAAACCCCGATTGCTGTCACTGTGCCTTTTGTGGACCCTGGCATTGACGATGCTGCTGCTGTGGTAGTCCACTTACTTGCCAAAATGGCTGGGGCCAACGATACGCCTGTGATTGTCCACGAAGCTTATTTTGGGGCCGGGGATACTGACTGCGCAGGTGCTGACCCGGAAGTTACCGGAGGGGTAACTTTAAGCGAAATTACCTGTACTATTGCTCATGGTGACGTACCTGCTGCACCGTCAAGCTTGACGCTTATCCTAACCCCTACTGCCGGACAGATGGCAACCGATGAGCTTTATATTTATGCCGCTTGGCTGGAAGTTACCAGTAAATTAAAAACTAGTTAACAAGCTAGTTAAGGAGGAAAAATAACTATGGCTGTAGTAACAAGGGATTTTTTAGCTGCAACCTATAGTGGCCTACGGGCTATTTATGGAGAAACTTTTGAGGCGACTAATCCGGAATGGATGAAGATCGCTATGGAAGCCCTGTCTGACACTGAAACTGAGGATTACAGTTGGATGGCTGAGGTTCCTGGAATGAAAGAATGGGTGGATGAGCGCACCCTGGAAGCTTTAAAGCAATTCGCTTTCAGCATCAGAAACAAAGACTGGGAATCTACTATCTCAATTGACCGCAACGCAATGGAAGACAATAAGCTAAACCAGATCAAGCCAAGAATTCAGGATCTGGCTATGGCTGCTAAGATGCACCCGGATGAATTGGTATTTGCGCTGCTGGCAATAGGTTTTTCTACTACCTGCTTTGATGGCCAATACTTTTTTGATACAGATCACCCGCTGGCCGATGGCACTACGCAGAGTAATAAAATAACTTTGCTACTTGATGCTACTGGTCTTTCTGCTGCTCTTGCTGTGGGGCGTAGGCTCAAAGGCTACACCGGAAGAGCTTTAAATATTGTGTTCGATACTTTATGTGTGCCGCCTGAGTTGGAGATTACAGGCCGCAAGCTTCTGTTTGCCGAATTCAATGACGCTGGTGCCACCAACATTATGAAGGGTATTCTGGAGAACCTGGTAGTTAGTCCGTATTTTACGGATACTAATAACTGGTTTGTATGCTGCACCAAGAGACCGCTTAAACCGATTATCCTGCAAATGCGTAAACGTCCTGATTTTATCGCTCTCGATAGGCCTGATGATTTCAACGCCTTTATGAAGAAGCAGTTCCTTTATGGCGTAGATGCTCGATATAACGTAGGATTTGGAATGTATCAACTTGCCGTTGGCTCTGAAGTAACAGGAGCTTAGTTTTAACTTATCTCAAAGGTTCCGGATAATCTCCGGGCCTTTGTAGTTTAGAAAGGAGATTATCATGCCTAGATATTTTGTGAGAGCACTTCAACCGCAGGGATTTTGGAGAGGTGGTATTCATTTCCCTGCTGACGGTATTGAGATTGATACAGAACAACTTACCAAGCAGCAGGTAGAGCGGATCATGGGTGAAAAGAGAATGCTGCTTATAACTGAGATACCGGAAGAAATACACTCTGAACCAGTTGAAATGGCCAAGAGAAAGCTAGAGGATATGACACTGGAAGAGCTCAGAGCACGTGCCGCTACAGAGAACTTAGAAGGCTATCAGAAGGCCAAAAAAGCTGATCTGGTTGATATGTTGCTGCACTCTGAGGGTGTTTAAATGTCATATCATGTCCAGTCAGACGTTGAAGCCCTGCTTAAGCAACTAAATTTTACCTTCACGGCAAACTCGAAAATAACCGTAACTGACCTGGCAAAATACATAGCCGACACCGACCGCTATATTGATAGCCGCCTGGCTAATACCTACACGGTACCTGTTGCGGATGTAGAAGCTAAAGCAATTCTTCTCCCGGTCGCTGCCCAATTAACTGCCGCAAAATGCTGGAGAATTATTTACGCAGCCCAGCAGGGAGAAAGCAACAAGGCCAAAGAGTGGGAAAGCCAGTCCGAAAAAGTACTGAGCATGATTATTAACAAGGACATGAAATTTGGTCAGGCGGCTAAGGCCAGTTCGGTAAATACTCCCTATTCTGCCATGGCTGATTCAGAGGCTATCTGGAAAATGAATACTGATCAGTGGTGATATTATGCTGAACCTTAGATTTGA